GTGCGCGAACCTGTCAGACTGGCCACTGGCAAGCCCAAGCCGAGACAGACCATGTCTGCGCCTGCGAACTTTGGGATGAACCGTGGAAACCTCACGAACAACGTGAACCGCGTGAACCGCGTGAACAACGTGAACCGCGTGAACAACGTGAACCGCGTGAACAACGTGAACCGTGTGAACAACGTGAACCGTGTGAACAACGTGAACCGTGTGAACCTCACGAACCGCGTGAACAACGTGAACCGTGTGAACCTCACGAACCGTGTGAACAACGTGAACCGCGCGAATGCGAATCGCGTGAACCGCGTGAACCTCACGAATACTATGAACCGTGCGAACCGCGTGAACGTGAACAATCGCACGACTGTATTCAAACGAGGTTTTGTACCCAATTTCATCAAGTCTCGTGAATCCCCCGAAGTTGAACAACCAAGGCCAGTGTTGTCGGTGCCGAGGGTCCAGGTAGTGAACAGACCACGACCGACCGCTCCCGTTCTTCGATTACAGAGGAATGCAAACACGAACAACAACGAAAACACAAACAACAGGCGTCCAGTGTTTCAACCGACGCGATTACCGAACGTGCGTGGTGGTGGTTCGGACAAACGCAAGGAACTGCAACGTCATCTGGACAGTCTCAAGGCGTTGTCCGTGGAAGACGTCAACAGCTACTATAATAATCTCGCGTCCAACCGTAGCTCTCTGAAAGAAATCAAATCAAAGGCGGAGAAACAAAACGAGATGTACCAAAAGAAGAAGAGGGACATCTTGGAAAAGTTGAAATCAACCAACTTGACGGCGACACAGAAGAATATTTACCGCGCGCGTCTCGACACCGTTGCACGGGGTAGTCGTCGTTCGTACCTGGACAATATCACAGCTGAACTCTTGAAAGACGTCGAAAAGATGAACACGATCGCCAAACGTGCGGAATTGCGTAAACAGTTTGGTGGCAAGAGTGGGGAGGAACTCGACGCCGTGTACAAGAACACGTACAACCGCATCAAAAATTTGAGAGAGCGTCAACTTTTGAATGAAATTTACAATTCCATCAAACGTCGTCCACCGAGAGTGAACACGAATGAAAACGTTCGTACCATGAAAAACGTCGGTGAGCCGTCTCAACAAAACAAAAAAGAGCAAGAGATGCGTCAATTGTCTCAACAACTGCAAGCAGCCACTGCGGCGTTGTCCTCGGCGGCGCGCTCTGGGAACTCTGCGCAGGTGTCGAACGCACAGACGAAAATCACGAAGTTGCATAATCAACGCGTGAGCATGGCGGAAACCGTGGCTGAATCGCTCCAAAACGCGGCCCAAAGCACGGATGACGTGGAATTGATAAAGAGGGCTGAACGCGCGGAGCAGGAGCTGGAGAACATGAAACGCGCGCAGGAACGTGCGCGTGTGGAAAGTCAACAAATTCTCGAGAGTGCAAACGATGCGGCCAAGCGTGTGGAGAATACACCAGAGTCATTGGCGCGCGAGTACGGAGTCGACAGGTCTTACATCAAGCAATACATGGTGGGTAAGAGTATCAAAAACTTGAACAGGAACACCTTGGCTTTGAAGATTGCCGCGGACAAGGAGGTTGCGAATCTCACCCGCAAGCGTCTGAGTTTCATTCCACCGAGCATGTACAATAAAGCCCTGGCCAATGCGAAAAAGACACCGAAGAACAAAGAAAACACGAGGGCGAACATTGCGGCGAATCGTATGGAGAATACACCAGAGTCATTGGCGCGCGAGTACGGAGTCGATAGGTCTTACATCCGCCAATACATGGTGGGTAAGAGTATCAAAAACTTGAACAGAAACGCACTGGCTTTGAAGATTGCCGCGGACAGGGAGGTTGCGAATCTCGCGCGCACGCGCCTGCGATTCGTTCCACCGAGCACGTACGAGAAAGCCTTGGCCAACGCGAAAAAGATGCTGACGAACAAAGAAAACATGAGAGCGAAGCGAGAACTGAACACGACCGAGCGCCAGCAACGAAAACAAGTCGCCACGTCTTACGGGGTGTCCGCGGATTACCTCGATAAGTACTTAGCCGGGGCGTCTCTCGAGACGTTGAACCGAAACGCATTACGTGTAAAAATTGATGCCGATAAAAAAGTCTCCAACCTCTTGGGTTCCAAGACGGTCGCGTACATTCCGGACGTTGTGTACGAAAACAGTCTTCGACGCGCCGAGAAGGCGAAGGATGACAGAGATATCAAGGCTTTGGCGAGCAATGGTGGTGTGAGCGTGGCGTACGTCGTGGCGTACTTGCAGGGGAAGAACGTGGCCGAGGCTAAGAATGCGAACAAGGTTGATTTCATGAGCAAGGTCAAGAGAGACAAGAAGCTCGCGGAAGAGGAACAGCGACGCACGGGGTTGAAGAGGCGTTTGCTCGGCAACGACGTGCGCTACGTGCCCGAAGATGAGTTCGAAGTTCGAAGTCTCCTCGCCAAGAACAAAAACATTCCGGCACCGTTCACGAATGCATTCTTGAAGAACACGGGACGCAACGTGAAGAGTTTGCAAGAGAACAACACCGCCCTCGTGAATGCCTTCAGCCAGGCACGGGAACTCAAAAAGTACACGGGTAAACTCGTGTACTTGAACAGCGCGGACAAGTACGCCAAGGCTATCGTGGACGCTAAGAAAAAGGCAATGTCGAAGGAAGGTAGGGTGTCATCGAGATACGTCGAGGCATTCTTGGCGAACCAAAACAACAACTTCTTGAATCAAAATGGGTTCATGAACACTTTCAAGCGCATGGTCGACGAGAACGTCAAGACCCGCGCCGCCGAAGTGGCCGTGACCGGTGGTGGTAAGATTGCACAGAAACTGAACAGATTGACGATGACGTACAGACCAGTCACGGCGAACCGAATGACTGCGCTCGAATCCCAAGAGAAGAACGTGGCGTTCGTTAAGGAGTTGAGCGACGCGGCGCAAGTCAGCGAGAGATACGTTCGAGACTACATGTCGCAGAATCCAAACATCTCAAATACCGAGGCGTACAAAAAGGCCTTTTACAAGAACACCGCGGTGCGTAAAGTGAAAAAGACGGTCGACGCCAATTTGGTCAACAGCTTTTTGACGAACAATAAAACAGAGGTGCGTCCAGATTTCTTGGTGATGAATGGACAACGCCTTAACATCGCCGGAGTCAAGAAGACGCAAAACACCATGAAAGCACAGGCGAAAGAACTCAGGGCTTCGAACATCCGTAAGAAAAAAGAAGAAAACATTCGCGTCAGAAACTTGGCGCAGAAGTACCTGGTGAGCGAGAACTTCATTCGAAGTGTCGACGTGAACGAGAACAAGGTGCGCGCAGAACGACAAAGAATGAACACGGACAAACGTCAACAACTTCTTAAAGCTTATTTGAATATTCAAACTTCACCGACGAATGTGCAGGAACGCAGTGCGTTGAAATCGATAATGAATCGAGAGTCCAAGAAGTATGCGAACCTGTATGGAAAAACTGCACCGAAAAAGATGGAACGCGCTCTTTCACAAATATTACGTAAAAAGGGTACGGATGAAATATTTTTCCTCGACCCGAACACGGACAAGAAAAACATCACGACCATCCTGAACAAGTTGTATGGCATCAATCGACAACGCACGACGAATACTTTGAAAAAACTCAGCACGCTCAGTCAAGATGAGAAAAACAGGTTCGAGCGCGATGCAATCAGGGGTGATGCCGGTGCGATGAACAAGGCGAAGCGGGTCGACGAGCTGCGCAAAAAAATTAGAAAAATCAAGGGTCTCACGTCGGCAGATATCAAGAACTACACTACAATTGCAGGCCGCGAACCCGAACAGCTCGAAAAGGTGCTTCTCATCGCCACGGCTGCGTCGGAGCTCGCGAAAACCGGTGCACAATCTAAACTCGCCTTCAGTGAAGGACAACTTGGACGTTCGATTCGTGATAAAACATTGAATCAGGTCGTCACGTACATAAATACTGTGAAGAAGGAAGTGGAAGAGAATGTGCAGCGACAACGACTGGACGCATTGAAGAAGGAAGTGTCTAATACATATAAAAATCCAAATATGAAAAAGAAAATTCAAAATGCATCGAGCAGTGCAGAAGTCATGCAATTGAGGAACAATAACCCAAGTGAGAAGGCTCAAATCAGTTCATTAGTACATCTGTCGTCGCAACGAAAGAGTGCACTCCTCAAAGAATTGAATACTGGTAATTATGTAAATGTTCTCCAAAGGGCGAAGAATGAAAACTCTAAAACACAAATGAAAAAGGCTGAGATTGAGGCAGCGCGGGGTGAGATTACTACGTTGCAACACTTGTCTCCGAGTCGGAAACGTCAGTTCATCAAGGAATTGACTACAACGAATATCAACGATGTATTGATGCGAGCTATTCGAGAAGATGCGATGACGTCTCTTCAATACAAGAGTGAAGCTAACGCTCTTCGAAGTAATTTAATTAAAGAACCATATGGACCTGGATTCAAAAATAGACTGAAAGAATTAGTTGCGAGTGCGAACGCAAAGGGAAAAGTCAAGGCCAACGCCGAGGCTGAGAGGAAAAAGGTCGAGGCCAACCGCAAGGAAGCTGAGAGAAAGGTGGCAGCGGAGAAGAAGGAAGCTGAGAGAAAGGCTGCGGCAGAGAGGAAGGAAGCTGAGAGAAAGGTGGCAGCAGAGAAGAAGGAAGCTGAGAGAAAGGTGGCAGCAGAGAAGAAGGAAGCTGAGAGAAAGGCTGCGGCAGAGAGGAAAAAGGCTGTGGCCAACAGCAAGGAAGCTGAGAGAAAGGCTGTGGCCAACAGCAAGGAAGCTGAGAGAAAGGCTGTGGCCAACAGCAAGGAAGCTGAGAGAAAGGCTGCGGCAGAGAAGAAGGAAGCTGATATGAAAAAGGCTGCGGCAGAGAAGAAGGAAGCTGAGATGAAAAAGGAAAAGGCTGAGGCCAACAGGAGGGAGGCAGAGAGGAAAAAGGCTGTGGCCAATAGGAAGGACGCGGAGAGAAAGGCTGCGGTAGCCGCCGCAGCCGCCGCAGCCAAGGCAAAGCAGAACGCTGGAAACAACGAATTCAAAAACGCTCGCGGGTATCTCAGTAGAAGCAGTAGTATGGCGAGCCAGAAGTCATTCAAGTCAGTCGCAGAAAACTATAACGACAAATCGCGTAAAGCCGCGGAAGCCGTGAATAGAGCCGCTCGACGTGGATAAATTTCTTAATACGTAATAGAGCATGAACTCTCCCATCGTTGGTGTGCGCATTCCTTTGAGTCAAAACGTGTCCCTTGCCGTGTTCGGGTACAAGGGGGTCGCGAAGATGTCCAAGTACGCGAGGCACCGGGCACTGTCGCGCGCCATCAAGGCGGGTGAACCCCCTCTTGGTCTCTTTCGACGTCTCAACGCGTTGATGATTTTTTTCAAGAATAGTAAACCCCGTCTCTCGAAGATTTTCAAATCCGACAGGGACTGGATCCGTTTAAAGTTTTTAGTTAATAAATAGGTAAATGTGTGATGTGTGTTGTGAATCATGGAATAAAACAAATCACAAAAAGGTTTCGTGTTCTTTTTGTGATTTCGAATGTTGTCGCGAGTGTTGTCAAAAGTACTTGTTGAGCGTCGCGGAGGACGCGCACTGCATGGGTTGTAAGACTCGATGGGACCGGGATTTCGTCGACAGTTGGTGCACGTTAAAGTTTCGAAACACGGAATTTAGAAGACATAGGGAGATGGTGTTGTACGAAAGGGAAAGAGCCTTGTTCCCGGACACACAGCCCCAAGTGGAACGTATTTTGCGAATGCGTGACGTGCGTGAAACCATACGCGAGTTGCGTTCGGAGTTGATTCGTCTCCTGAACGCGTACCACATCCCGATCCCAGTCGTGGACGACGCCCATTTCGAGAGACATCCTGACTTGCGAGACATGCACGCGGCGTACACGGATGCCCTCATAGAGTACGAAGAGTTGCGCACCGGTGGACTCTCCACCGTGAACACGGATGAGCGCCGATTCGTACGCAAGTGTCCGAACGGGGAGTGTCGTGGGTTCATGGACGAAGATTGGTACTGTGGATTGTGTCGTCAGCACTTTTGCGCGCAGTGCAACGACACGATGTGCGGCGATGGTGCGCACGAGTGCGACCCAGACGCGGTGCAGACGATGCAGCTCTTGAACAAAGACACAAAGCCGTGTCCAAAGTGTGGGGAGATGATACAGAAAACGTCGGGGTGTTCGCAGATGTGGTGCACGATGTGCGAGACGGCGTTCGATTGGCGCACAGGGGTCATTTGTGTGGGTAAGATTCACAACCCGCATTACTTGGAATTTAAGAGGAAGACGAGTGCGTTGAACCGCGAACATGGGGACATCCCGTGCGGTGGGCTTCCGTCCTATCAGGAGATTCGTCAGCACGAGGAGCCGTCATGCACCGAACTGCTCACCGTGCGTCTGTCGCTGCTGCGCATCGAGGGTGAACTTCGCTGGCGATGGGTCGTGCGCGAAGACAACGTGTACCTGCGCGTGCAATACATGCTACACGAGATTGATGACGACGCGTTCAAAAAAGAGCTACAGCGTCGAGACAAACAAAACGCCAAGGCTGCGGACGTCACGCACCTGTTCCAGATGTTTTTAGACACGTCGAGTGATGAACTGCGTCAATACGTGCTAGGGAAACCGAAGCACGAGGTGTTGGAGAACATTCGCTTGCTCACGGAGTACACGAACGGTGTCATACGCACGATACACGATAGGTACAAGTGCGTGACGCCGTACTTTATAGAAAATTTCTGAGTGTAACATAACATGCTTCTCATTCTGGCACTCATCGTGTTCGTGTGGTTCATGATACCTCGGTACCAGCGACCGGTGAAGATATCCCAGGTCCTCACCAAGGACGAGTGCGAGCACATCAAGCGCCTGGCACTACCCAGGCTGCACACATCCACCGTCGGGGGTCATCACCAAGTGAACATGAACGTGCGTCAAAGCGAGACGGCGTGGCTCGGGAGGGACGACCCGGTGGTGCGTAAACTCATGGATCGATGTCTCGAACACGTGGACCGACCGTCGGAAAACTGCGAAAAACTTCAAGTCCTTCGCTATCGTCCAGGTGGATTCTATAAGCCCCATTACGATTGCTTTACAGATGGGGACAATCCGAGGATGTACACGTTCATCGTCGCCCTGAACGAGGAGTACGAGGGTGGGGCGACGGCGTTCCCGAACATCAAACAGGAGTACCGCTTGAGCACGGGGGATTGTCTCCTGTTCGAAAACCTCGACAACTACGAGTTCATGACGAGCAAGGCGTGGCACGGGGGCAAGCCCGTGTCTCGGGGTGAGAAATGGGTGTGCAATCTCTGGGTCCATAAGCACCCATATAAGGGTTAGGTGCGTTCATTATTTGAAAATGAGATGGACGACGTTCGAAAATCCCACAATCTCTTTAAAAGGGAAATCATACAGGCTGTGTGTCGAGATGGTTTCCAAGTCCTCGACGTCGGGTGTGGATACGGCGGGGACTTGCAAAAGTGGAAACACATGGGCGCGAACTTGAGCATGTGCGACCCGAGTGTGGAAGCTTTGGAGGAGGCCAAGAGTCGGGCCATGGGATTGAAGATGCAGGTGAATTTTTACGTGGGAGACATCACGGCGTGTCCAAACAGAAAGTACGACGTCGTGTGTTACAACTTTAGTCTGCACTACATCTTTGCTTCTTCGGACTTGTTCTACCGAAGCATCAAAGAGATACGAAAACGCATGAAACCAGGGGGGACGCTCGCGGGCATCATTCCCGACAGCGACGCCGTGATCATGCGCACACCCATGCAAGACGCATTGGGGAACTTTTTCCTCATGAAAGGCACACCGGAGGGTGGGTTTGGTGAAAAGTTGTTCGTGAACTTGGCGGACACGCCGTACTACGACGACGGCGCGAAAAGCGAACCCATCGCGTACAAGGACCGACTCATAACGACGTTGGAACAGCATGGGTTTCACTTGGTGCATTGGGGTGCGCTCACAGGACACGCGGTCTCGCAGATGTATTCTAAATTTATCTTTACATATAGAAAGTAGAATGATGTGGTTGATGATCATTCTCGTGAACATCTACGTGTTTTTGAACACGCGCGAACCCCCTAAACTGCGACAGGTGCGCGAGAAGTACACCACGCTTCGAGAAGCTCTGGTGCGCGAGGGCAAGTTCAAGGAATTACACGCGCCAAAACCCCTCACGGCGTACTATCGTTCGTGGGACGGTGCCTTGGGATACAACGTCAACAAGGGCTTCGAAGTTGGCGTGTGCATCGACGGTCAGGTGAATGAGGTGTTTCACATCCTCCTCCATGAGCTCGCGCACTGCACAGTGGACGAGTACGACCACAGCGATGCGTACTGGAACAATTACATCGAACTTCGAGACATCGCCGTGGCCTTGGGAATCTACGAAAAGATTCCAGAGAAGACACCGTTCTGTGGGAAAGAAGTTCAGGACGTGTAAATAAAATGTAATTCTATAGTAAGTAAAACATGTCCACACCCGCGAATGATTTGTACATGGCGGTGGCCTACTGGATAGCCGTGTTCTACACCGCGCTCCTACCCGTCGTCGTCGAGAACTACACCGCACGTCTCCTGCTCATCACTCTCATCGTGCCGAACCTTTTGCGTCTCGTCGTGAACCGACTGCCGCGTCTGGCCGTGGACCGAAGCTTCTTCTTCACGTCAACCGCCATCGCGCTCATTCTCACGTACGCTGTGCACTCCTACTTTAAAAATTTGAAGGAGGATTTCGATAAATTCGGGAAGGACGTCAAGAAGACACTTGAAGTGAGTGCCTTATTGACGGTGACGTTCACCGTCGGGGCGTTGCTGACCTATTACATCGGTATCGACCGGTCCATCTACAGCAACCTCAACTGGGAATGAGCTCAGATGTAGTTCTTTCCAAAGTAGAAAAGAACCGCAGCTACCGCGCCCGTGGCCGCGAGGCCGAATGCGCTTCTGCTCCCTTGTTCGTTAAGGAACTTGGGAACAGAGGTCACCAACTTATCTTGCACCGGCTTGCTCACCGCCGCCGCCGTGCACGCCGCCACTAACAACGCCGTCATTTGGTCATCCGTGAGACCCATGGGGTTTTGCTTCTCCGCGACTGGTGGTTGTTGTTGTTGTTGCATGGCGAATCCCGCGGACGTGGGGGCACCGGCGTGCGGTGCCATCATGTGCGGCATCACTCCTTGCATCCTGGGGTCGGCGGGTTGAACCATTTCAGGCTCCATGATTTCAGAGATGGCGGTGGAATCCATATGTTCTTGGCGGACATTTTTTTCATCGGCGACAAACGCCGTGCTCTGGCTCTGCACTTGTTGCTGCAATTCCGGGACAGGGGGTGGGGACAAGGACACCATACCCTCACCGGAATCGCTCAGATTGTACGTGACCACGTCGTCTGACATATTTTATCAGCTCATTTCTTTTTGGTCACTGTGAGCGCAGTCTTCTTCGACATCTTCTTCGGGTCCCCCTGACGGTCCTGCATGTGTTTGGGGTTGTACATCTTCTTATGCGCCGCCCAGAGTTCGGGCGCGCCCACGCGGAAGTTTTTCCTGATGTTTCCTTTGTACCAAAACACACAATCCGTGATTTTGTTCGATTTCACGGTGTTGTCCAAAACCAGACACTCGTAGTTTTCCGTGCACGCGTCCATGACTTTGTTGAACATGTCAAAGGACGGGAAGATGCCAAAGAAAGATTTGTAGAGTTTCTCTCTGTTCTGAATGATGTTTTCCCTGAGGATGAACACGTAGTCCACGTTCGCTCGAAGTGCGGGTGGGAGGTCCATGCAGTACTGCATCGTCAACATGAAGAAGATTTTCCAGTGC